AGGCAAATCAAAGTGCTCTTACTGTGCAAGTACACCATTCAAGAGTTATTCATATTGTGGAAGATAATTTGGAATCCGAGGTCGAAGGTTATCCAAAATTACAATCGGTTTACAATAGATTACTTGATTTGGATAAGATAGTTGGTGGAGATGGTGAAATGTTTTGGAGAGGAGCACGTCCTGGATTTCATGGTAAGTTGGATAAGGATTACCAAATGACTCAAACTACAAAGGATGATTTGATTGCCCAGGTTGATGAATATGAACACAATTTACGTAGAATATTAATTAATGAAGGTATTGATCTTGAAGCCCTGGCACAACAGTTGTCAGATCCTACAACCCATGTACAAGTACAACTTCAAATGATCTCAGCCGTAACGGGTATCCCTGTTAGAATACTTACAGGTAGTGAACGTGGGGAATTAGCAAGTTCTGAAGACCGTGGAGAGTGGTTATCCTATGTACAGGCAAGAAGAGAGGAACACGCAGAGCCACATATAGTACGACCGTTTGTTGATAGATTGATTCAATATGGTATATTACCTAAACCGGAAGTTGATTATTCTGTACGTTGGTCAGACTTGTATTCATTAAGTGAAAAAGCCCGTGTAGAAATTGGTAAAGCCCGTGCTAATTCAATAAGAGAATATACAACTAATCCTATTGCCAGTGGATTAATGACACCAAGTGTATTTATGGAATTAGGATTGGGATTAACACCTGAACAAATTGAATGGGCTCATGCTATGCGGGATAAAGAAATGGATGAAGAAATTAAAGAATTAGCAAAAATAAAAGAAGAATTAGAACCTATGACACCCGTTATGGGTGCCCCAGGTAAAAAGGAAACACCTCCAAGAAAAGGTAAAAGTAATGAACCTCGTAAATTGCCAAAAAGAGAATATTAATGGCTTTAATTACAACATATAGTGATACTCAAGTACGTAGATATGATCCTACGTTTACCACTGCCTTAAGAAATGCTTTTGTGAGAAGTATGAGGGTTAAGTTCGTTGAACTTATAAAAATGATTCGTAAAGGAGTGGTGGACCTCGATTGCTTCGGTTTAAACAAAGATCCCCTGTCCGTACTACAAATGTATCCACCGGAACGTGAAGCCTTCGCATTCGTAAGATCTTCAAGGAAAATAGAAGAATTTATGAGGTGGTTACAAAAACAAGTGGACAATGGAATATTAACAGTACAAGAATATGAACAAATAGGACGGGGTATTGAAGAGGCTTGGACTAATCTTTATATAAGTGATTCTTACAAACGTGGAATAATACGTGCTAGGCAGGAGATGAGAAAGGTAGGTATTGAAGTGCCTTCAGTTGATGACTCCGGTGGTGTTGATAACATATTGGGAATGCCTATGCATTTGGATCGTTTAGGATTACTGTTTACTCGGGTGTATAGTGATTTAAAAGGTATTACTGATGCAATGGAAGCCCAAATAAGTCGTGTGTTGGCTCAAGGAATTGCAGATGGAGATGGTCCAAGGTTGTTAGCAAGGAAATTGATTGCTACGATAAATGGTACTGATATGGGTGATTTAGGAATAACTGATACATTAGGAAGGTTTATTCCTGCTCAACGTAGAGCTGAAATGTTAGCCCGTACGGAAATCATAAGGGCTCATCACCAGGCTATGATTCAAGAATATCGTAATTGGGCTGTTCTTGAAATATATATTAAGGGGGAGTGGAAAACGGCAGGGGATGATAGGGTGTGTGATAAGTGTGCCAGTTTGGAGGGGCGGATATTTACGTTGGATGAAATAGAAAACATGATACCTTATCATCCTAATTGCCGTTGTATTGCTTTACCATATGTTGAAGAGTTATTAAAGTATAGGAGGAATTGATATGCCATGGACAACCGCAGATGTTGAAAAACATAAGAAAGGATTATCCGACGAAGGTAAGAAACGTTGGGTATCAATAGCAAATGGAGTTTTAAAAAGTTGTATGTCAGATGGGGGCTCTGAAGGGGACTGTGCCGGTAAGGCTATTCGTATTGCAAATAGTAAGGTTGGAACCAATTCTTACTTTACTTATAAAACAAGACAGGGTGAGGTTAATAAAGCAATTGCGAAAAAGCTAGATGGTAAAGACTATTTAGTAGTACCTGTAGTAATGATGGTACAGGGTGTACATAGTGGAAATCAAGGTCCTTTACTTCACAAGATAGAAGATTTAGGGGCAATACCAGAGGTATGGAATGGAATACCTATTGTAATTACTCATCCTGTGAAAGAAGGTACTGCCGTTTCTGCAAACAGTCCTGAAATACTTGAAGAAAGTTCAGTAGGTCAGGTTTTTAATACAGTCGTTGAAGGTCTTAAGTTAAAGGCGGAAGCTTGGTTAAATGTAGAAAGACTTAAAAAAGTATCTCCAGATGTACTTTCAGCGGTGAATAATAATCAACCAGTTGAAGTTAGTGTTGGAGTATTTAATGAATATGAATTTACTGAAGGAGAATATGAAGGTGAAAAATATACGGCCATTGCTTACAATCATAAACCAGATCACTTAGCTCTACTGCCCGGCGAGATAGGTGCCTGTTCATTGGAGGATGGCTGTGGTTTAGGTGTAAATAGTAAAAAGAAAGGAGGAAATGATGTGACATTACAGGAAATGATGTTGTCCATTAATAAGGCTGGGTATGCAATCAGTCAAATTGGGACAAATGAGGACATAGGTTTCCGTCAACGAATGGATTTAATTTACAATCATTTACAATCTCTTAATTCTGATAATGTTTATCATTATGTAGAGGAAGTATATGATGGTTATGTGATTTATTCCAAAAGTAAAGATGGAGAAACCAAATTGTTCAAACAAGCGTATAAACTTACGGATGACGGAAGAATGGAACTTGACGGATCTGCCTTAGAAGTACGCAGGAAGGTAGAATACGTTACGAACATGACTCGATCCAATATTAATAATCATAAAGAAAAGGAGGATAGAAATATGCCTAATGACAAATGCACTCCTTGTGTTGAGAAAAAAGTCAACGAACTAATTACTAATAGTAAGGGACGTTGGGTTGAATCCGACAGGGAGTTTTTACAGACACTTACTGAGGAACAACTGGATAAGATGGCTCCTCAGGTTATTGAAAAAGTAAAGGAGGTACAGGTTAACGTTCTTTCTGATGAGGATAAAGCAGCCCTGGCTGCATATAAGGCTGAACAGAAGGAAAAGAAGGACCGCATGATTAAAGAAATTCAGGCAAACACCAGCGTAGAACTGTGGCCTGATACAGAGCTTAATGCTCTTACGGACAATCAGTTAAAAAGACTGTTTGATTCGGTACATAAGGAAAAAGAAGAGGTAGACTTTTCATTGTATGGAGCTGGGATGAATGTTAATTCCGGTAACAAAGAAGAGATTGAGCCTTTATATCCTGCTGGAGTTGAAATGAAATAAAAGAAAAGGAGGATAAAAAAATGGCATACAATACCATAAAACTTAAGAAATATGTAGATATCATCGTAGAGAAAGAAGCCTACGAAACGATAACTCCTGGTATGCTTATTGAACTAACAAGTGAAAACAAAGTAAAAAAGCATGCCACAGCCGCTGGTAATGTTATACCAATAATGTTTGCTATTGAAGATGAACTTCAGGGTAAAGATATTGATGATAACTATGTCGCCGGTGACAAAGTACAATGTATGATTGCCCGTCCAGGTGACGAAGTTTATGCTGTACTTTCAGATGGTGAAACAGTTGGCATTGGAGATGCCCTTGATAGTAATGGAGATGGCTGTTTGCAGAAGCACACCGTAGAGACATGGACATCAGCTGATGCTCAGGAGGCAAATACGGTTTATAGTAAACCGATTGTGGCTATTGCGCTTGAACGTAAAGACCTTTCGGGTTCAAGTGGGGAAGGTTCGGCAGGGGAGTCCAGTGTGAGTCCTCTTGGATACAACAAGCGTATCAAGGTAATGGTTGTTTAATTTAAAAAGATAGGAGGAAAAAAAATGCCTGATATTAATGTTGATCTGATAGGTAGGAATGGTGGAGTAGGTGAACTTGCTTCATATCTTGCTGCCAATGGAAGAATTGATGTTTCAAGATTGAAACCATTCGTTGATGAAAGAACTGGGATATCCTATATTTCCATTTTTAAAGGAGGGGATCCTGCCCTTAAATCAAATTATGTAGTTAGAAGGGCTCCGTTAAATATTAATGGAACACTTCGTAGGGATGAGTGGAAACAGTTGGATGATGCCTTGTATGAAATTTCCCGTTACAGACTTGGGGGTATTCAGGACCTTATTGATAAGGGATTGACGTACAACCTGGGGAATGCTATGGGTACAACCATACTCGAATGGCATGACGTGAGTGATGCAATGGAGGCTGAATTGACTATGGATGGGGTTTCAAGAGGTACAGGTGACCGTGTGAAATTCCAATATAACTATTTGCCAATTCCGATACTTCATGTTGATTATGAAATCAACTCAAGAGCTCTCGCAGCCAGTCGTAGCCTTGGCAACCCGCTTGATACTACTTCTGTAGAACGTGCAGGTAGGAAGATATTGGAAAAACTTGAGAATATGTTGTTTACCAATACTACCTATGCCTATGGGGAAAAGGATGAGAGGAACGAAAATAAAATTTACAGTTATGTGAATTTTCCAGATCGTAACCTTGTAAATCTTAGTATCCCTTGGAATCATTCGGCAATAACAGCCGCTGGCATACTACAGGATGTTCTTGAGATGAAACAGACAAGTATTAATGCCTACCATTATGGGCCTTGGATGTTGTACATACCAACTGCCTATGAAACCATACTTGATGATGATTATGATACCCAGACTCCTGGAACAACTATTCGGGAGAGGATATTGAAAATAGCAGGGATTACAGGTATTAAAGTTGTGGACACCCTTGCTGAGCACAATGTTCTGTTGGTACAAATGACAAAAGATACAGTACGCCTTGTACGTGGTATGGGATTAACGAACGTTGAAATGAAAACTGAATTTGATATGGTTCATAAATATAAAGTAATGACCATACAGGTTCCGCAGATACGTTCAGATCAGAATGGTAAGTGTGGAATTGTCCATCTTGCATAATACATTGGAATTACTAATCATGTAATTTCCTTTTATTAAATTTAAAAATCAATAAAAATGGAAGAAAAGAAAATAGCATGGAGAAAGATTGGTGGGGGATC